GCTGAGTATGCAGCGACGACTAGAGCGAAAAGAGCTGGTAAAGCTGGTGGAAAGCAATTCGTTAAACAACCAAAGTCAATTGCAGCAAAGACAGCGAGGTTCAGATGAAAACGGTTACTCCTAGTCCAGCTAAAGAAGACCAGATGAGCAAAGACCCGATTGACCAGATCAAGAAGGCCAAGGGCAAAACGGTCATAGCCAAGTCTGGTGGTTGGATCAAAGATGCCATCAAAAAACCTGGCGCCCTTCGCTCGTCTCTTGGCGTCAAAAAAGGTGAGAAGATCCCTGCTGGAAAACTTGCTGCCGCTGCCAAGAAGCCTGGAAAGATGGGCCAACGAGCACGTTTAGCCCAGACATTGAAAAAACTAGGAAAGTAATATGCCAACGTCCGGCACCGTAGCATTTAACCTAGACCTTTCCAATCTGATTGAAGAGGCGTTTGAGCGCGTCGGTGGCGAGCTGCGTTCAGGGTATGACTTACGGACGGCAAGACGGTCTCTGAACCTGTTGACCATTGAGTGGGCTAACAGGGGTATCAATTTGTGGACGATGGAGCAGGGATCTTTCCCGCTGGTTACAGGCCAGGCCATATATCCGATCCCCGTAGATACCATTCAGATCCTCGATACGGTTATCCGGCAGAATCCTGGAACACTGAACCAGATCGACATCAACATTAGCAACATCGCGGAACCAACGTACTCCTCGATACCCAATAAGCTAACCCAGGGCAGGCCAATCCAGTATTGGTTTAACCGGCAGTCTGGTAACGACAATCCTACGACAATCCTTCTGGCCCAGGACATTACGGCCACGGATACGACCATCCCACTGTCTACGACTACGGGCCTGGCTGCGGCAGGGTTCATCAAGATCAACAACGAGACGATCAGCTACCCGAACATCTCCGGTAACTCGCTAATTAATTGCGCCCGTGGACAGAATGGCACCACGGCAGTAGGTCACAACGTTATCGGTACCCCTGCTATTACGGTCCAAAACCTTCCTTGCGTGAACATATGGCCGACGCCAAACCCACCGGGAGACCAGTACACGTTTGTCTACTGGAGACTTCGTAGGATGCAGGATGCGGGTAATGGAACGACGGTACAGGACATTCCTTTTCGTCTTATCCCGTGCATGGTGTCTGGCTTGGCTTACTACTTAGGCATGAAGCTGCCAGGCATAGATCCCACCAGGATTCAGATGCTGAAGATGGACTACGAAGAGCAGTGGACTTTGGCATCGGCTGAGGACAGAGATACGGCGCCGCTGCGTATCGTCCCCAGGAACATGTTTTATTACGGGTAAGCTATGCCGCATAAAGACCGCGCCAAGGCTCTGGAGTACTACCGCCAGTACAACGCTAAACGTCGTGCTGCGGAGCGTCCTATGAGCGCTAGGCAGGCCGCTATGAATGCTGGTGAGATCCAATACTCGACAGGCGAACCATGCGTCAATGGGCATTTAAGCCCAAGAAGTACGCAGACAAGAATTTGCATGGAATGTGATCGTTTGAGAAAGTCAAAAAAACGATTAGCAAACCCAGAGTTGTATCAAGAAAAAGGTCGCAAGTATTACGCTGAAAATAGGCAAAAGGCTTTAGATCATAAAAAGGTTTACAGGCAAGCAAATAAAGGGAAGATTATTGCGCTGGCTACGCTTAGGAAAAAAACCATCAAGCAGCGCACCCCTAAGTGGTTGACCAAAGATGATCTATGGATGATCAAAGAGGCTTACGAGTTGGCGGCGTTGAGAACCAAGATGTTTGGCTTCTCTTGGCATGTAGACCATGTAATCCCGTTGCAAGGTAAAAATGTTACAGGCTTACATGTTCCAACAAACATGCAGGTCATACCTGGATCGATGAACATCTCAAAAAAGAACAAATACGAGGTGGATCATGTCTAACAGGTTCGCATCCGGCAAATATGCTATTGCTGAGTGTGATAGGTGTGATCAGAGGTTCATGTTAAAAGAACTCAGAATCCAAACTGTTAAAACGCGTCCTTTTAAAATTAAGGTCTGTAGGGCCTGTTACGATCCCGATCAGCCCCAGCTCCAGCTTGGCATGTACCCGGTCAACGATCCACAAGCCGTTAGAGAGCCGCGCCCAGACGTTAGTTATAGGCAGTCAGGGACAACAGGATTGCAGGAGCTTACGACCAATAGCACGGCCCCGCTGGGCTTTGGTTTTCCGGCAGAAGGCAGTAGAGTGTTCCAATGGGGATGGTACCCAATAGGTGGGGCCAGCGCTGAAGATGCGGGGTTGACGCCAAATGATTTAGTGGCTACAACAGCCGTAGGAACTGTATCAATCTCAATAGGAGTTTAAAATGATGAAACAAATGCGCGGCGTTGCAAAGCAGGAAGCTCGAAAGGCCGTCAAGGGCCATGAAGCTACCATGCACAAGGCCAAGAAAATGAAAGCTGGCGGGCCCACCTCTATGGACATGAAGAAGTATGGCCGTGGAATGGCTAAGGTGATGAATCAGCGTCAATCTGTTAGGGGGCGATAATGGCCAAGTACAGCAAAAAGGTGATGGGCAAAGAGGTCGGAGACGGCGCTCTTTATGCTCCTCCACATACGATGACTGGCAAAGACATTGGCCCCAAAGAGGCTATGAAGGCTGTCAGTCGTCCGCCTGATCCTAATACACTTGCTGCCAAAGACTTTACCTGCAACACCCCGGCTGGGCGCGTGAGCTTTGGCGATCCTGGCCGCGACTATGTAAAGACCGACGGGATCAAGATCCGTGGGACTGGCGCAGCTACTAAAGGTGTAATGGCTCGGGGACCGATGGCGTGACAAAAGGGAAAGGCAAAGTGCTCAAAGAGTACACTTTGATCAGGGTGGCTTAAATCAATTACGCAGAGCTTAGCGCAGCAATCCAAGGGTACGCGGAGAACAGCTTCCCAGATACCGTGGGGAGTTTTACCTCTGCATCCCAGATAGCCACGTTTGTCCAAGAGGCTGAGCAGCGGATCTATAACTCCGTTCAAATTCTTGCCCTGCGGAAGAACTCGACCGGTACGGTGACTTCTGGAAACCAGTATCTATCCGCCCCCGTTGATTGGTTATCTACTTTCTCCCTGGCCGTGATTGATCCGGTCACTGGAGAGTACGAATATCTTCTGGACAAGGATGTGAACTTCATTCGCCAGGCGTATCCGTACCCGACGACATCAGGCAAGCCACTGTACTACGGGTTGTGGGATGAGAATACGTTCATTCTCGGGCCTACGCCGGATGCCAACTACGTCATGGAGCTGCACTACTTCTACTATCCTGAGTCGATTGTGACGGCTGGAACGTCATGGCTAGGGGATAACTTTGACTCTGTCCTTCTGTATGGGGCTTTGCTGGAGGCTGCGGCGTTCATGAAGAGCGATCCAGATACAATAGCCAACTATACGGCTCGTTACGGTGAAGCCATGGATGTGCTCAAACAGCTCAGCGAGGGCAAGAACAGGTCTGACGCCTACAGAAACGGGCAGATTAGGGTTCCAATTAAATGATCGTTCAGACGCAGACAACCTCTTTCAAAGAGGAGCTCTACGAAGGAATCCACGACCTTTTGACGGATACTTTGAAGATGGCTCTGTATACGGCCAACGCAGATCTAAACGCTGCCACAACCGTCTACACGACAGACCAAGAAGTATCTGGAACCGGGTATACAGCCGGGGGCGTTACTGTAACAAATGTTACAGTGCAATCATCTGGTACTACTGCATACGTCAATTTTGACAATGTCCAGTGGCCTGGCGCCTCGTTTACTACCCGTGGGGCTTTGCTCTACAACGCTAGTAAGGCAAACCGTTCGATTGCCGTAATCAATTTTGGTTCCGACAAGATCGTAGCCAACGGTACTTTTACAGTAACTATGCCTGCCAACACGGCCACAACCGCCCTGATAAGGTCAACCTAATGTTCGCTTCTTTTTTCTCTGAGCCGCCTACTGTCGTGGTATCGCAAACTCCCCCTACTGAGCATGAGACCTGGATGCCGGCAGAGGACTTTGAGATGTGCGGGTCGCTGAACATTGATTTGGATCTACTGAAAAACAACGTGTCCACCAACATCAAGCGGGGCTTTCAACAGATTGCTCCTCACCCTACCAACGAGGTAGAAGCGATGATTGTTGGTGGAGGGCCGTCTCTCAAAGAATACATCCACGAAATTAAGATGCTGCGCCGCAATGGCGTGAAGCTGATTACGCTAAACAATGCTTACCAATACTGTATTGATGCTGGGGTCATGCCATCTGCCATGGTTATGGTCGATGCCAGGCCGTTTAATGCGCGGTTTGTTCAAAACATTGTCCCGGACTGCAAATACTTTATAGCGTCACAATGTGACCCGTCGGTCTTTGATAACTTGCCAAAAGACAGAACGTACATTTGGCATACCAGCGCTGAAGAGATAAGTGATCTACTGGCCACGGAATACGCCAATTGGTATCCGGTTCCAGGTGGATCTACTGTCTTGTTGCGGGCGATACCTTTGTTTAGAATGTTGGGATTCAAGCGTTTTCACATCTTCGGGTGTGATTCTTGTTTGGAGGATGGAGCGCACCATGCTTACGAGCAGCAAGAAAATGATGACCAGATGGTCATTCCTGTGCGTGTCGGCGGCAAAGTTTTTCACTGTAATCCGTGGATGGTTTCTCAGGCCAAAGAGTTTATTGACTTGATTGGCTGCATGGGTGACGTAATGGAGTTGGAAATCTACGGCGGGTTACTCCGTCAAATTTTGGAAACTGGCGCTTCTCGCGCAGACTTAGAGGAGATTTAAAATGGCTGCAACCGCATGGCAACTGTATAACACTGCCAAACGCTACATCGGCAACGGGACGATTGAACTCGGTGCTGGTAACTT